TGAGCGTTTGTTGGGTTGTCAGCAGCATCACTCCACTTAGTACCCATGATGTGATAAGCACTGTGGTAATCAACAGACATAACATCCTGCTTGGATAGGATGTTTCTATCTGATTCAATACTTAATGGTGATTGCTGACCTTCAAGAATTGTTCCTGACTTAATTAAATAGCAGTAGAACTCGATCTGATGACCAGATGCACCAGGAGCTACTGTATTAACCTGAGAGTCAATAACAACATTCATTCCAGCAAACTGTCCGATGCCTCTGTCAGTGATACCAACACCACCGCCACCCCATTGGATGCCAGTTCCAGTTGATAATGCAGAAGTAGAGAATGTAAGCATACCAACCTGATATAGGTAGTAAGCAACAGATGGGTGAATTACTAGAGTATCTAGCTCTTCTCCTCTTTCTCCAAGAAGTGATCTACCTCTTGCAACTGCTGATGCAGTTAGGAAGTTAGCATCAGTAGCACCAGTACCAGCTTTTGCTAAATCTAAATTATTAGAAGAAAGAGCAGTACCAAATACACCTTGAAGATGACTAAATAATCTTGCTGAATTTAGTTTGTTGATAGCATCTGCAATCTGGTTTCTGATATGACCCATTGGATCTTCACCAGCAGCCAGTACAGCTACATCATCAACAGCGTATGCAAAACCTCTATGACAGATGGTTGCAATCTGTGTTCCTGTACCAATTTTCTGTGGTGTTAAGAAACCATTGTTAGATGTACCCCAAGTTGCTGTTCCATCTAAGATTTCCTCAGTTGGAGAGATTGGGTTGAACTCTGGAACTTGTATTCTTGTTCCACCTTCTGTTGCATCAAGAAGTGCATTACGCACAACAGCACCAGATTTTATAAATGCACTACGCTCTTTAATAGCTTCGGAAACGTATGTGCTGAGATTATTTCTCTTTACGATGTCCGCAAGAAGGACACCGCCCGAATAATTCTGAAACGGAGCAGCCATTCAGATTTACCTTTAAACTTTTGCGATACCCTAGCCACGGACAAGGGGATTAGTCTCACTGAGACTAACTATTTTTGTGCCTCTTGCTTGAGCACTGCTGCAAGCTGTGGGTCTTGTTCTAATAGTATCATTTGTTGAGTGAGATTGCCCGTTTTCCAAGGGTTTACCTGACCTCCACCAGCATTAGACGTTGGACTTGGTTTTGCACCCATACCAGCAGCACTACTTGGTTTGAAATGATGTTCCCAACCGCTACCTGGATTTTTGAGACTGCTGAGATAGGTATTTAGATCTTGCTCTACCCCACCATTGAGAACAACTACCTTACCTTCAGCGTTCTTTTGTAACTTTCCCTGTAACAATGACAGAGTTTGTTCTGCGTTTATCGCTCCAACATTACTTATAGCTGCTAGTGCTGTAGTTCTTGTAGAGGCAACTTCATTAGAAGTTTTCATTTCTTCTAACTGTTGGGATAGAGTCATTATCTGCTGGTCTTTTTCCTGGGCAGTTTTATTCGCTTCTTCCCAAAGAGTTTTCCATTGACCCTGATCTTCCAATTCTTTGGTTCGTTTTTCTTCTCTTTGTTTGTAAACTTCGTCTAGTTTGCTCTTTATTCCCTGAAACTTTTCCTGTGCTTCAGCAGCTTCTTTACGAGCAGCAGCTACCTGTGACTCGTATTCTGCTTTAATAGCATCCAGGTTTGGTGCTTGTGGTTGTGAAGGAGTGTCAGCCACGGGCTGTTCAGCATTGGTCACAGACTCAGGCTGAATTACTTTTTCTTCGATTGCCATAAATTACTTTTCAGTTGATGTTTTTGTAGTAGTTTCAGCTTTGACTGCTTTCTTTGCAGGTTTCTTCGCCTTTTCTGTTGATGCCTCAGAAGCGTGTTCTACAAGTTCCCACTTGTAAGATCCATCAGATTGAAGAACCTTGTCCAAAGATTTAGCCATAGTTTTAAAGTACTTATCTAATATTCTAGCAGCTTATTCTGGTTTGACCTCATTAGCGTTAGGCAGCACCTCACCCTGTACAAGAATATCCCTGAACTCCTCTCTATCAATGACTTGCTGATCGAATAGTGATGTTAAGGCTGTAATATCCTGTCCAATCAGTCTTTCGATGTCAAAGTCTCTGCTGATTTTAACTTCTGGTGGTTCGATTCCAACATACTCAGCCGAGAGGTTGAAAGCCTTTTGAAGTTTTTGTTCTAATTCCATAGATACCATTGCAAGCATTGAATTAGTATCTACCCGATCCAATCTTCTAGCGTCTGCTGATTCGGCTACAAATTTCTGTTGTGATAATGTACTAATCCCTAAAGTAGCCATTTGCATTTGTAGTTCTTTTATCTCTGCTGATTGAGCATCAAAAGCACTTGAAGCTGGTTCTACATAGTAAATTTTATTCCCTGGTTGTGTTGCCATTGCGTAATTTACAGATATAGCAAGGTCTTTGGTCTGGTCATCATATCCCTCCATTACAAGCATTGGTTGAGATGCAACGTGCAAACTATGTATTAAATCTGCCTGTCTTTGAAAATGTGCAAGATTTAAATATGCAATGTCGAGTAGAGGTGGTTTGCTGACTAAATTATCTGTTTTTCCAGAGTAAATAGTAACTAACGGTATTTC